GTCACAGTGAGTTGGTGCAGTAGTTCGGGCTTAATACTGATGAGGTATTTTATATACTTACTAGTGGGTGGAATAGGATGTAAGCATTGTGAGCCGCTTCTCACAAATCTGGTGTGGTTGTCGCTCCACGCCATTGGAAATAAGATGTCGTACATTTCGATACGGGTATATAACTTTAAATTGGAGAGTGCTTCTTCAAAATCCAGTTGCTGTTTGATAGTAATTGAGTAGAGTTTCTCGACGAGCTGACGTGTTGGTAAACGTGTTTCTCTCTCTATGGGCATGCGCTTAAGAGCTCTACTTAATATTTGCTGTTTATGTTCTTCAAAACCATGAATGATTTTGGTGTTAACGTTAACATTTTCTGTTAATTCGATAACTTTACGAGCGAATTTGGATAAGAGTGGGCAACCATTGTATTGGTATGCAATTGACAAAGCTTTTGCTCTCAACAATTGGAGCTTTGTTTTCTCGGTGGCGTTAACATAACGAACAGATGTCCAACCAAAAGTGGCTAGTACCTTCCGTGGGTCTGTTACAACTATTAGATCTTCCTTGTCGAAGACTTGGCCACAAAAAGATGCTTCATTTAAATCAGTATGAATATCCATCTTTATTGTCCAACCAAGAGTCTTAAAATCTTCCTTGGTTGGTGCTTTGTCTTGGTTTTGTACTACAAAGAGTCCATCATCCCCTTCAACAAATCCAATAACCTTACCTGCTCCTTTTTGCCATGAGACAAATAAGAATAGGATTAGATTAGTGAATCCGTTTCCGAGTGATGTATTCATTTCGCCAGACATTCTTGATGCCTCTACGACGACTGAACCATGTTTGTATCTAATTGTGTTGTTTCCTCCTAGAACCTTTATAATCTGGTTCATTATTGCACGTCCTTCTACGTGGTATAAAGTCATGTACTTGTATAGTACGAACTCGATTACGGTCATTATTTCTTTAGTGAAATGAGATTCAAATGCTGTGTAATCAGTGGCTATATATTTAGCACCTTCTGAATAGAGACTCATTAAGGCCTTAGGCCTGTCCTCTACTGGTACTTTCTTAATAAACCAACTGTTACTAAACACTTCTTCTGATATCAATTGAAATAATGGTCCCGACAAAACCTTGAAATAATCACTTCGAGCGTTGATCATTCGTGGGCACTTGGGTTCTATATATGGTTCATTTTTCATGAATCCGTTAACTGCGCGATGTTGTGCTAATAAGCAGGGGCCTTGGTTTTGATAGAAATTTTGTTTAAGTTGTTCTTTCCTGCTTGCAGTATATGGTGCCTTTTCTAACCATGTTTCAGGTGAGATGTCGGCTGTGGGTGCTAAGGGCGTGAATAGTTTCTCGCATGTTTTCCAAACGAAAGTTTTGAGTTTTCGCTTGGTTGCCCTGTTAATAGCTGGGGGTTTTGCACCAACCCGTTTTAAAACGCCAGAAATCCATAAAACAGGATCTCCGTAGGATGGGATGGGTAGAGCTACACCCTCTATAGATATGGGTAATTCTACAGACACTGGTCTTGCAAACGCTGTGTCCATATTTATTTCGATGTCCATTTTCTTTACTTCTGCAATTACGATATGTTCGATCTCCTTGCAGCCATAGCCATATTGAGTGTACCCATCCTTCCTGGGCATTATTTTACTGGTTTGGTGAGCACCAACTCACCCCACGGTGAGTTTGTTAAATGCATAGCAACAAGTTGCCATGTCTCTTCCATTATTAGGTCATTCCTGTGTAGTCGATCTTCAATAAATGTCGTGTTCGGCATTGTATTGAAAGCTGTTCTTGCACGTGCGGCTAGATCGTTATGATCATTGGTTCTGTTGCAGCGCCAGGAAACTATGTTTGTATAGGCAGAGAAGGAAATTTTGATTTCTTTAAACTGATCAAGTCCTTCATCTGTTGTGCGTATGTCCTTACATCCATTAAGTCCTAAATGGGTTAGTCCAGCCACACGCGGTCTAACAAAGAAGTGCTCATAGCTTCCTTGGTCGACAGAGTCGTCATGGCTCACTAATCGTACAATATACTGAGCTTTTGTTGGACTCTCCTCTTCAACGGGTTCATCACTCCTGTTGAAATGGCATGTGTGTTTTGCTGTTTCTATATCTGGGTCCCCTACCCAGCTTAAGCACACCTCTGCATGAACAACTGACTGATCAGTAGTGTATGCATCAAACCAAGCTCTTACATCTATGAAATCTAGAATAATGTCTTCTAGACCATTAACAAACTTCTTCTTATTCCTTCCACCGGAATTAGGTGATGTTTTATTAATGTGAAATGCTTTCATTTTAAAAGTATGGTAGGCTTTAGAGAGTGCGGGTTGAGTCTTCTTTTTAAATAAAGATTCTTGCAC